AGCCATCATAAAAATATTTACCATTATTAGGGTCAAGTTTTTTATGCTCAAGTGGACTTCCATAAAGTTTATTTGCTTTCCAAAGTCTTTTATATGGAATATTTAACTTTCTTGATATTTCAGAAATAGTTAAATTTTCCCCATTTAATAGGTATTTTTTTGTATTTTGCCTATTGTTTGCTTGTTCTATGTTGGTAGCCCATTTAACATTTTCTGGGTAATATCCCTTGTTAACATCAATCCTATCTAGGGAATATTCTTTAGATGGTCTTAACCCAACATCCTTGATGAACTGATAAAAACCAAATTCACCATGCCATTGGTGACAAACATCTATACCACGACCACCATAATTTTTGTAATCAGGGGATTTTTTTACATAACAGCGATAAAAAAGATATTTCCAAGTGCCATGTGAAAGAACTAGATTTTCAACAGTTTCTTTATCTAAGCACTCTTTAATTTTCATCACTTCCCCTTTTTAGGTTTCTTTGCGGTCTTTGCCGCTTGTTTGAAGTCAGCGGCTGTAGGTGCATTTTTAGAACCCACCTTGTTCATCTTTTCGCCAGACCCCTCGGCTATTCTTTTTCTTTTAGCCAAGATATTGGAATAAAGTCCCTGCTTCATTTCATCTTCTTCTTAGGCTTGGCTTTACCAGCCTCAGACAAGGCAATGGCAACAGCTTGCTTGGGATTGGTCACAACCTTGCCACCTTTACCAGAGTGCAGAGTTCCCTCTTTGAACTCGCCCATGACTTTCTTAATTTTCTTTTGAGGTTTAGACATTTTCATAGGGTTTCTCCTTAATAAAGAATTTTTGCGGTGATCGTGCCAGATACATAAACTGTGCAGTTTGCTCGCAAATACTTTGGAGCATTAGCCAGAGTCACAAAGCCATCAGCAGTCAAAGCAGTTCCAACAGTGCTAAATGTTGTCCCATCAAGACTGCCTTGAAGAGCAACAGTGGCTGATGTAATGCCAGTTACATGGAGAATTGCTGGCGCACCAGCATCCACCTGAACAGCTTTAGATGCCCCTGTAGCCGTTACAGCGTTTAACAGGGTAACTGGAGTAGTTAAAGATGACATTTGTTAATCCTTTTTAATAGAACCGCCAGATTTCCAAGCATCACAAGTACGCAAAGCCGCACAGGTAAAGTGGAATAATTCACAAAATCCAAGGTCAGCGGCATCAATGAACTGCTGATCGTAGTCAAGCTCATTTTCTGAGCTTTTGCCCTTTTCTAGACCATCTTTGATGCACTGCATCATTTTAGGGGTCTGAATAAATGCCGCACAATTACCGCAACGCATGGTTTTCACCACTTCGGTAGGTGCGTTATACATTTTGGCTTTCTTCAGCCAAAACGCTTCATTAGGTTCAAGTGGGTTTGGCGCACCATAGCCAAAGTTCTTGAAAGCATTGTTTCGGTTCTTTAGATTGAGTTCGATGTCCTGAGTAGGCAACGGACAAACTTCTCCTGAAAGAAGTCCCTCTTTCATTTCCATAACCTATCGGCAAGGAAAGTAATAGCACCGCCAGCAAATGAGGCAATGGTCATCCCCATCCAAAAGCCGCCTTTACCTTTGTTTGCCAATTCAAGCAGTGCTTTGACATCTGCACTAAGTATGTGCATCTCCTTTTGGAGTGCCTCGACTTGAGCTTCTAACTTGCCAAAATCTCTTGCGTCAACTTCAGACATTTGCTACCTTTCTTGGTCTTCCCATACGCTTGATTGTTGGAATGACAGGCGCACGAAAGGCGGTATCTGTTCTAACTTCTGATTCTACAGATTCTATGGTTACTTCTGGTTCATCAACTCTCACATAACCCTGATGACCCTTCATAGAGTCAATGTCATGTTGGAGGGTAAAAGTCACGCAATTACCCGATTGAAGACAACGAAAAGTAGCCATAAAACCCCTTAAATGAGAAGGGGGGGACTAGCCCCCCATTCATTAAACCATGCGAACTACGACAATTTTCATTGTTGCGGAGGCAAGATTTACAGTTGAACCTGATTCATTTTGAATGCGGAACTTGACAGTATTAGCGGCACTGACATAGCCAGTGACAGTCAAACCCACCAAATCAACACCCAAAGATGCACCAATCACCATGTCGCCCAAGGCGACTCCAGCGACTGTTACATCATCAGTTTCGCCAGCACCATCAATGAGGTTGCCAGCATCTAAAGTGCAAGTAACTGCCCATGTATCGGAGAACAAACCCCGAAATTGGTCATTACCTCTGCGAGAGACTACAGCGGATGCGGTTGCCATTTTTGATTTCTCCTAATTAAGTTAAAAAAGTCCCCCCACCACTAAGGCAGGGGGCGCAACTGCAATTAGCTAGGAACAACCAAAGCGAACATGGAAGAAGACTTAGCCGCACCAGTTGTAGCGGCACTACGCAAGGCGGCTACGCCATACAAAGTGTCACTTGTGAACAAGGTGGCAAGGTATTCTTGCTTGTACTGAACTTGTGAACGCACACCAACTTGCTCAACCAGAACCATAGAGTCCTTGTGACCCATCAAGCAGACACGAGCAATTGCAGAACCGCTGGTTGGGAAAGCGGCAGTTGCAGAAGCTGAGTCAGCATTGCTGGAAGTGAACACAGGGATACCATACAGGTTGCCGATTTCACCATTCTGGATAGCGTTGCCATTACCGACAAATGCTTGTTCGGTGTAGCGAGCCAGACCCATCAAAGTGTTGCGGCTTGAGGGAGGAATCAGGAAGAAACGACCATCCATAGGAGTGTCGTTGTCATCCAAACGCTGAATAGTGCGACGAATAGCCGCATCAGTCAGAGCAGACGCATTACCAGTATTGGTGTTTGCGGTGTAGTCAAAGGTTGTTGTGCCGTCACCGCCAATAAAGGCAGAGCCGTACTGAGCACCAGTAGAACCACCATTAGCCAAACGACCCAACTGCACCAAATCGGTATCAACTTGACGAGCCAAGGCGTAGCCAGCATCAGAAGTGTAAAACTGACGCATAGAGTTCAGAGCTTGTGCTTCAACGATGTCTTCAATCAAGCGGCTATATTCATAGTGCTTGTTGATAGACACTTGGACTTCAGACTCGGTAGCGGCAATCAAAGTGACTGCTGTTTCAGCGGCTTTGGCAGAAGCAGAACCACGGGTAGGTGCAGGAATGTGAACAGTGTCACCTTTCTTGCCCTTGAAGTTCATCTTCATAACCAAGTTCGCAAGAACCAAGTTTTTCTTGTAGGCGGCTACGATTTCGTCTGACCAAATTTCAGGGATGAAATTAGCCGCTGTGGTTGTGGTCACCGAATTGGTGGGGGAAAATGATGTTGCCATTTGTGTACTCCAAAAAGATCAAAAGTTAGGGTTACTTAACTCTGCCTTCTGCGTATGCCGCCATGATTTCATCACTTAAAGCATCGTATCTTGCAGGGTCTTGCATCTTCAGCCGAATAAGGTCAGCCCTTCGGTATACTCTCTTTCCAGACTCTCCAGTACCACCAACATCAACAGTTGCCGCTTTAAGGTTTGACTTGCGTTGGGTTTCCCCTGCTTCGCTAGTCTGTTTTGCCTTAATGCCTTTCAACTGTTTATAGGTGCTCAACAATTCGTTAGCACTGTCATAGTCAAACTCACCATCTGCTTTTGCATACAAGCCAATGCGAACAGGTGAAGATTTCACCCAATTTGCAAAGTCTTGGTCTTGAACAATCTGACCGAAATCAGGGTGTTCTTGCGCCAGCTTTTGCTGAATCTGCATCTTTTTGAACTCTTGACCAGCTTGTCTAGCCGCAAGTACATCAGGATGGTTGTCAACAGTCTTACGAACAGCCGCCTGTGGATTCTCGAAAAAATCTACTTCAGGTTCTTCCTCTTTAATAGGTTGAGCTTTGCCAGCAAGGTTTTGCTTAATGAGTTCATCTGCGAGTTTTCTAACCTCACCAACCTCTTGAGCTTGCTTGCCAATGAGCTTTTCAGCCTCTTGGTGCATCTTGATAATGTCAGATAGGTGTTTTCCCTTATATTTCTCAGGGACATCATCTGACGCTTGCTCAATGATTGAGTCAAGTTTTTGACTCTCAACAATGTCTAACTCACTCTGCGACTCGTCTGGATTATCAATCAACATATTTTTCCTTTTTCCTGCCACTTTTGGGTTCTAGGAGATCACAACGGCATAAATGCTTATGTTGTGGCTTTGCGCTCTTGCACCAATTTATCGTTATGTTTCTTTTCAAATTTCATCCATGAAGATGGAAAATGACCAGACCAACCTTCTAAATTGACGCTTGGTGCGCTGATTGTGCGATTGGCTGAACCACCGCACTCACACTGAGTTTCCTGTGTCTCATAATCACAGTACCTCTCAATTCTGTGTCCGCTTTCGCAAACAAATTCATACATTCTTTTCATTCAATTCCTCGTAGGCTCGTTCGCTGACCTCTTTCAAAGTTTTCAGCCAAGTCAAGATGGAAAGTTCACCTTTGCGGAACATCAAGGTCTTTTCATCAGGAATTACGCTTATATTATTGAGTGACTCTATCATATTGTCAATATCAATAATTAAATCCTTCCAACCCTGATTTCCCATCATTTCAAAGCGATTTTCATAATAATGTTGTAATTCTGGGGTCATACTGCCACCTCAACCCAAGACAATGTAGCTTCATCCCACTGGTACATCTTGTCGTCAGTAGGTATAGCAACAGGCGCAGTCCATTGACAAGTTTCTTCTACCAATGTCCAACTTGGGTATGGTTGTGGTGGAATAAACGCATCTCGCTGACTGTCGTATTTATAACCAATCCCTGCATAATTTTTGCGAATCTTCCCGTTATAACTTGTTTGCACCCAAATCTGATGTCCTGTTAAATTTTTCAAAAACTCAATTCCAATAGATTCATGTTCAATGCCATTTGAATCCATTGTTTCTCGGTTGGCAACAACCAAAACATCTGTAACTATGTTGTCCATTCCAATTTTTGCAAAATGCGCCATGTTTTTCCTTAAGCAGTGTATGAACCGCTACCAGTGAATGTCAAAATTGTGTTTGAACCAGATGTGGTAACTGTTGGTGAGCCCGTAGTTGTGCCTGAATAGTTCGTAGTTGGGATAGAAAGAATAACTACACCAGAACCGCCTGTTCCACCGCCACCAGCCGCCGCCGAACCACTTCCTGCACCACCGCCAGTGTTTGCTGTGCCATTCCCACCTTTTGTGCCAGAAGTATATGCTTGACCACCGCCACCAGAACCGCCAGCGGCAGATGTTCCCACATTTGATCTACCACCACCACCACCAGCATATGTTACTGATGAACCAGTAATAGATGAAGCAGTACCAGCACCACCCGCACCACCAGCTTGGAATGCGGCATTACTTCCAACTGCACCAGCGCCACCGCCACCACCGCCTGCGGTGTATGTTGAAGTATCGGTTAATCCTCTACCGCCATTGTTTCCTTGGCTTGGGCTTGTAGATGGCGTGTTACCAGAACCACCAGCGTTACCTGAACCTGTGCCACCAAAGCCACCACCACCCGAACCACCATTACCACCAGTACTAGCATTCCCACCATAACCACCACCTGTGCTAGTAATGCTACTAAATACTGAATCATTACCTTTAGTTCCATTTGCATCATTACCACCAGCGCCGCCAGCACCAACTGTAATCGTATAACTAGTTCCTCTGGTGAGAGAAAAAGATGAACCTGATCTAAATCCACCAGCACCGCCACCACCATAAGAAGACCCACCACCACCACCCGCAACAACAAGATAATCAATGTTGTATGGCTCTGTGTTTGTGGTATTTAAATCAAGCCATGAAGAAACTGTTTCTGAATAAACCTCATATTTTACTTTTGTAGTATTAAATCTTATCATTCCATTGTTAGGACTTGCAGGTCTTTGTGCTGTTGTGCCATTAGGCAAATCAAAATATCCAGTAGATGTATTTGATTGATCTGAAACTGCGGCAGGGGTTACTGATGCAGATGGTGTAGCCCATGTTCCATCACCACGCCAGAAAGTGCTTGAAGTTGCACTTGTTCCACTATTTAAATTAGAAACAGGTAAATTACCAGATATATGAGTTGTTAGGTCAATCTTTCCCCAAGATGGAGCAACTCCAACACCACCAGAAATTAAAGCATTACCAGTAGCAACATCTGCCAATTTGCTTAATGTAGTGGTTGTAGACGCATAGAGCAAATCACCAATAGCATAAGATGATTGACCAGTACCACCTGAAGTTGCAACAAGAGTTGCAGACAAACCAGCCGCTGTACCAGTGGTATTCTGATTCAATGTAGGAATATCAGCGGCAACAATAGCCCTGAATGTCGGTACACCAGCAGACCCATTAGGTGCGGCTAAAACATAGTTTGCAGTCTTAGAAGCATAAGGGTTCTGAGTATCGCCATAACTTGCCGCCAATGAAATAGCAGGAGTAGCACCACCACTAGAGGAAACTGGTGAAGTGCCTGTAACAGATGTAACTCCAGTATTAGTAATGGTCACAGCACCAGTAGCCCCTGAAACAGAGATTCCTGTACCAGCAACAGCAGAAGTCACTCCAGTATTGTTAACAGTGATTGAACCAGCACCATTTGTAATTCCAATGGCAGTTCCAGCAGTAATTGCATGAGATTCCCAAAGGGAAGTGCTTGCATTCCAAATCAAGACATGACCATTACTAGGGGTCTGAGCCGACACATTGTGCAACTCATCCATCTCATAGCCGTTTTGAATCCTGACCTCAATTGAGCCTTGGTTCACATGGCTACGAGTCACCACGCCAACATAAACCAAGTGGTTAGGCGCATATTGCTTTGTGCTTGTGTATGCACCAGCCGTTGTAGAACTCAAATACAACTGTGTGCCATTTGTAAATGCAGATGTATCTAATCCAGAAATCTCGCCAGCCAAAATAGCAGTGCCATTGTTGTTGTTTGAGATGTCAGCCAACACTAAAGCAAATGTTTGGGCAGAAGTGGAATCACTTGTTGCAATAGCTTTTGAAACAGTAGCCTTATTACCTGATGCACCACTGATGTAGACAACTGTTCCCTTTGTCAGGGTTGCGCCTGTTTCATTGCGAATTGTAGAAACAAGTCTTGGTGAGGAGTAAACAGCAAGATCAGCGTTTGAGTTAGTTGTTGTGACAGTAACGCTTGTATCTGTTGATGTGATTGTCTGTAAAGTCTCTGATTGGTCAATCTTCTGCCAAACAGAACCATTGAACATCAACCAATCGCCAACTTGCCAATCAGTGATGCCATTCAAATTCGTAGAGCCAGCAGTTGCAACAATGTAGTAATAGCCATTCGTGCCAGTGCTACTTGAAAGCGTAGGAGTGTTGGTAGATGCGTTCCAAGTTCCCTGATAACTCAATCCACCAGCAACAGATGCCCATGAAGTACTTGTTCCATTGGTGGTTAAGAACTTTCCTGCATTTCCTGTCTGACTAGGAATCAGGTTATTGATTTGAGTCTGAAGTGAGGCTAGAGTATCAAGAACAGACTGAGAAGTACCGCCACCATTAGTAATGACTTTGATGCGTTCTGCAAGATCAGGAGCAACAACTTCACCAACATTGAGTTCAATACCAGAAGACAATGCAATGATAAGGCTACCATCAAAATCAATGCGAGCAGAGGTAACAGAAACACCATCAACACCATCCACTCCATCACGCCCATCTCTACCAGCGTCACCCTTATCACCCTTTGCGCCATCTCGACCTGCTTTTCCATCTTTGCCATCCCTTCCATCTTTGCCGTTGATACCATCACGACCATCTTTGATAGAAGCAACACGCTTTTCAATGGCATTGCCTACATCGTCATAGCGAGAACGAATGTCAGCTTCAATCTTTTTCAGGGCTTGAACAACAAGGTCAACATTCTCGCCAATCTTGCGCTTTTGCACTTCTTTGGCTTGGGCAACAGATTGACGCACTGAATCCAAAACAGCCATTTGCTGTTCAGGAGTCATGTTCTTAAGGATTAGCTCCTTGGCAAGGTTTTCTACATCCATTATTCAGTACCAGTTTGTGCAGAACTCAACTGCTTGGTCAATTGGTTGAGGAAATCTTCTTCCATGCCTGAAATCTTGTTGTTTTTCTCTGCCATTTGCAGTTCAACAATCTTAGACTTGTTCTTGATGTCTGCTTCTTTCAACATCAACTCAGCAATCTTAACTCGCTTGTCAAACTCTTTGGAGGCTAAATCGTCTTGATTTGGCAAGTTTTTGGTCAATGCACTGGCTGTTTTTGCCTGTACTTCTTGAGGCATTAACTGTGCTTCAACCAACAATTTCTGTGCTTCAGCCCTATTTTGCTCTGCCGCTGTAGTGCTTACAGCAATCTGAGCCTGTGCCGCTTGGATAGCCAACTGCTGTTGAGCCTGTTGCATCTGCTGTTGCTCAGGATTTGGTTGCATCATCTCATCCAACTTGGCAATCAACTCCATTCGGTTGCTCAAACTGGAGTTTGCAACAATTCCCTTGAGGATAATTGGCAAAACAGGAGTCTCAGCACCCAAAGTCTGCAACAAACCAATGAATTGCTGTTGCTCGTACTCTCGAGCAATGATGCCAAGGGTGGCAGTGGGGATGAAGTTCATGTCTACTGAAGGGTAACGCTCTGGGTCAAACTGCATGAACCTGAAAGCCGCCTTTTTGATGAATGGAATCAAGAAATCTTCTTGGAAATTCACCAAAGTACGCTTGTATTTCTTGATAATCGAGGCAACCGCCATCGACATACCTGAGCCACCCCCATCACGAGTAGATTGGCTAACCAAACCCTGAGAATCTAGCGTTCCAGTAGCTTGCAACAGCATTCTTTCAAAGGCTTGGGCAGTAGCGAGGTTGTTCGGGTCAGTCTGACCAAACTTGAATGGGTACAAAATTTCGCTAGGAGACCCGTTTGTCAAAATTGCCTTACCCGGCTTGACTTCAAACTTAGCACCACGAGGCAAACGAGTCGCATCCATCGCAATCATTGGGCTTGTGGTCAGTGCCAACGAGTCTAAGTGACTGCGGGTCTGTGCATCAATCGCTTTTTGCATATTGAATGCCTTTTCCACTGTGCCACGACCCAACAATCGGTTAGGAACTGTGTCATCCTGATAGGACAAAACAGGTCTGTCCTTCATCATATAAGGGTTTTCCTCAGCTTTGAGGAGCAGTCCATCGTTGGCAATCACAACAATGGCTTCAACCATGTCTGTGTAGTCTTCAGCGGCTGAGTTTTCAGGAAACAACTCAACGATGTCCTTGTTTTCCTTCATGTTATTGAGGTACTCACGGGGGACAAGACCATAGTAGGTCAACAAAAGCACCTTTTCATCCTGATACTGACTCACCTCTTGGGTTGGCTCAAGGTCAGTGTCTTCGTAGGTAGGGGTAATGTCCACCTTGCGATAGATGCCCTTTTCAATACCAGCGACAACCTTATGAATTGAGACATACTTCTCAATAGCCACGCCCATGCAGTCATCAATGGATGTGCCATTAGGGTCAAAGAGGAAGTTCTTTGGGTTGACAGGCATGATCTTGACAGCAATCCTGTCTCGCTCGATCACGCCAATTGCGGCTTGTCCCAGCTGATTTGGGATAGCTTGTGTGGCAGGGATGTATTCTTTTTCGGTTTTGACAACAATCTCGCCAATGCCTGTGCCGTAGATTTCTGCCATCAACTCAATCTGGTCAATACTCTTGCGAATCTTGTCCTTCTTGAAGTCTTCCATGAGTTGAGCCTTAATCATCTCAACATCAATGGGGTTGCCGTTCACATCTTGGATATTGTCTTCAATGTCAAAGAACTCGCCTTGACCAAAGATAGCTTCCATGATCTCAGCATGACGAGTCTCAACTGCTTGCTGAGTCGCAGGGGTCACAATACGGCTACGCTCAGACTCACGGGTTTTGTC